AAAAAGTTTGTTGACTATATCGGTGATATATTATTAGAACTTATGGAGAAGCAGATAAAAGATGGCACAGCAATTATTAAGTGATAGAATAGAAACCACAATTATCAGTAATCTATTCTTTAATGAAGACTTTACTAGAAAGGCTTTACCTTTTATACAGCCTGAATATTTTAGTAATGCTGATGAGCGTACTCTGTTTAGTGAAATATATAAGTTTGTAGATGGTTATAAAAACTTACCTACAAAAGATACTATTCTAATTGAACTTAATAATAGAAAAGACCTTAACGAAGACCAACTTAAAAATTTAAGACAACTTGTTTCTAACGCAAGTAATGAAGAAGTTGATTTACAATGGCTATTAGATACTACTGAAAAGTGGTGTAAAGATAGAGCCGTGCATAATGCAGTATTATCAGGCATTAAAATATTAGATAACAAAGACCAAAAAAGAACACCTGAAGCCATACCTAGTATTTTATCAGACGCATTGGCAGTTAGTTTTGATAATCATATTGGTCACGATTATATAGAAGACGCTCAGAATAGATTTGAATGGTATCATACAAAAGAAAAAAGATATAAGTTTGATTTAGATTACTTCAATAAAATTACAAAAGGTGGTGTTCCAAGTAAAACACTTAACATTGCTCTTGCAGGCACAGGTGTTGGTAAGTCCTTGTTTATGTGTCATGTTGCTTCTAGTTTTTTAACACAAGGTCTTAATGTATTGTACATAACTTTAGAGATGGCTGAAGAAAGAATTGCTGAAAGAATAGACGCAAACTTATTTGATGTTACCATGGATGACCTCCATGATATGCCTAAACAATTGTATGATAATAAACTAGATAAATTAAATGCAAAGACAAATGGTAAATTAATTATTAAAGAATATCCAACAGCGTCTGCTCATAGTGGTCATTTTAGAGCATTGATGAATGAATTGTCTTTGAAAAAGTCATTTAAACCTGATGTTGTTTTTATTGACTATTTAAATATTTGTGCTAGTGCTAGATTTAAAGGTGGTAATATATCATCTTACTTCTATGTAAAAGCAATCGCTGAAGAACTAAGAGGTTTGGCCGTAGAGTTTAACTTACCTATCTTTAGTGCAACACAAACAACCAGAACTGGTTATGTTTCTACTGACATTGGTTTAGAAGATACATCTGAAAGTTTTGGTTTACCCGCTACTGCTGACTTCATGTTTGCTTTAATGTCAAACGAAGAATTAGAAGCGTTAGGTCAAATGAAAGTTAAACAATTAAAGAATAGATATAATGACCCTGGCATAAATCGGGCATTTATCATAGGTGTTGACAAAGCTAAAATGAGGTTGTATGATGTAGAAAACAATGCTCAGAATATTGTTGACGCTAATCAAACTAAACAAGAAGAAAACTATCCTACGCCAGAGGACGCATACAGCAAGTTTTCAGAATTTAAATTATAGGAGTATATAATGGCAAACTTTAAAACATTTACCAATGCTTCAGCACCCTTTGAAGGCAAGAAAATCTCCATTGATATGGATAGAATTGCTTGTTTTTTTGAAGATGTATTGAAAGCAGATGAAGGTAAACACACAACAATATGGTCAAAAGATAACACTTGGACAGTAGAAGAAGACTTTGATACTGTTAAAAAAATTATGGCAGGTTGGGAAAAAGGAGATACTGAACAATGATACAAGAAACTTTATTTAATGTACCTTACTTTACAATACCAACTTTAAATTTTAAGACTAAGAAAAAACAATTAACTAATTTGTTAAAGTCTTATCCAGAAAAAAAGACAGGTATACAACCATTCTCTACAAATAGACAATCAAATAGAGATGGTTTAGCACAAGGCTTTAGTAAAATTATTGAAGAAGAATTAGGTCTGCTAACTCAGAAATTAAAATCTGGTGTTGCAATAAAAGATATATGGTCTGTAAGTTATAAAAAAGGAGAATATCACTCTCCACATAATCATGGTTCTCTTGGTTGGGCAGGTATTTTATATCTTGATTTACCTAAAGATTCACCAGGCACAAGTTACATTCAACCATGGAATGACATTGTAAACGATACATCAATTTATCATCCTGTTAAAGTAGTAGAAGGTCAAATAGTTGTTGTACCACAATTTATTTTACATTTTAGTCCACCAAATATATCAAAAAAACAAAAAAGAATTATATCTTGGGATATGGATTTAATACCTAATCAATAATTATGCCAAAGAAGAAGACACAACGAGTTAGATTACAACGAGTTAGATTTCACAAAGGCGATAAGAGGCCAGGACCAGCAATGAAAGATTTACATTACACCAAGAAAATGGTAAAGAGAGGTCGTAAAATTATATGGCAGGTCATAGAGAAACCTAAAGGTAAGATTGTGTCTGAATTCTTTTTTGAAGAAGACGCTTCACACATGGTAAAATTTCAAAATAAACATAAGGTTTGGGCAATAAACGGTGGGATACCTGATTTTTTATGTGTCAAAGGTGAAAGAGAGCTTGCCAAACGATAACTAATGGTATATAAATAGTCATATGGCATATGATTTTATACCACAAACAGTTAACGATATCAAAAAGGCAGGCGTTTTTGGTGCTGAGTATGAGTCTGTATATACATATCTTTCAGAAAAATACAATAGAAAAGACCCTATCGCATTAAGTAAAAAACCTAATGAGAAAAGACAGATAAAAGTTTCTCGTGGTTTTCAATCTGTTACTACAATTAAAGACATACAAAAGGCCGTTAAAACTGATTTAGTCAAACTATCATTTGGCGAAGGCAGTAGAGGTGGTCGTGGTGTTCAAAACAAAGGTGGTCAATTTGAAGTTGACTTAACAGATGATTTAGAAACATGGTGGAAAGATGGTAGTAGATATAAAAGTAAGTTTACTGAAAAAATTATTGAAGAAATGGCCAAACAATATGGCTGGAATAAAAGTAAAAAGTTTGATGTAGATAATGCTGGTGGTTTAAATCAAAGAAGACCTTTAGTATTTCAAAGTGGTCAAATTTTTATAGGTAAAGGTGGTGACCAAAATATAGGTTCAACTGTTACAGATATTACAGTTACCTCTGATAAAGGTCCTGTTTACTTATCTTTAAAGGCAACAGGCACAGTTACATTCTTTAATGCTGGTGTTACAAAGTACCTTATCGCAGATGAGATGAAAAAATTTAATACTATAAAAAATCCACAAGGTAAAGCATTATTAAAAATGTTAGGTTTAAATCCTACAAAATTAGCAACTGTATTTAATCAATATGGTGGCAAAGCATTTAGAGAAAAAGAAAATGTGTTTGGAAAGATGGATAAAGCTATGTTTATTAACTTTCTAAAGTCTGGTATAGGGTATGGATATCATTATGTTCATGCTAAAAAACCAAGTGAGATACATCATTTTGCCATGACTAAGGCATTTATGAATAAACTAGCACAACCTAGGTCAGCTATCGCTTATTATGGTGGTAAAACCAGCGCTGGTAAAAGGGTAGATATTGATATAGATACACCTAATATTATGTTAAAAATAAACATAAGAAATAAACAAGGTGGTGTATATCCTTCCCATATAATGTGCGATTATATCTTTAAATCTTACAAATAATCAAAAAAAGTGCTTGCCAAAGCTAGTGGTAAATGTTATAATCCGTATAAATAGGAGTATGATTTGTTGATGGATTACTTGAATTAATATATTAATGGATAAATTGGAGAACAAATGTTTAGTTTTAAAGGCTTTTTCACAAAGGAAAAGAACACACACCTAGAACACCTAGAAGATGATATTATCAATCGTGGTAGTCGAGGTGGTGCAAATGCAGTAAATTTCCTTAATGCAGTAAGAAATATGCTTGCCGGTAATATCGGTGGCAAGTTAAATATGTCCGTCAAATGGGACGGTGCACCTGCT